GTATAATATCATCCCGCCGTTTTCCATCGGCTTTTTCCACAGCCGGCTGAGGGAACTGTTCGGGAATGATTATTCCCTGGAGGTGGATCCGGTCAGAAGCACGATCCGCGTCATTGTGACCTCCAGCCAGTACGGAGCTGTGGATCTTCTGTATGGACTGGTATGGGATATTGTACCGGCGCACATGGAGGTGACGGCAAACCATCAGGTGACCAATGACATGGATGGAAAGCTTTGTATGGCAGGATTTGTGGCGGGAACCGTAGTCCAGACCATATAGGCCGATTTTAAGGAGGAAAACACATGGGAGCATATAAGAAAGCAGTGATCACGGACGCAGGCAGAGCCCTGGTGGCCCGGGCCGTGGCAGGGGAAACGGAAATCCGGTTTTCCCATGCCAGTACATCCGAGTACGTTTACCCGGATGGTACGAGATTCGAGGAGATAGAGAAGCTGGAGGGGATCCGGCAGACGGTGCTTCCAGCCGACGCGCGGGTGGCGGATGGGACACTGGTGAATGTGAGGGCCATGTTTGGCAATGAGAATATCCTGTCCCCATATATGATCCAGAATATCGGACTGTATGCCATGGACGGGGAAAGGGAGATCCTCTTTGCTGTTTCCCAGGCGCAGGTGCCGGACCAGGTGCCTGCATACAACGGAGTGGCCCCGTCGTCCTTTATTTTCAATCTCTGCCTTGCGGTTGCACAGGCAGCGGAGATACGGGTGACCGTGGATCCGGCCGGGACCGTGACCATACAGGATATCCTGGAGATCCGGGAACAGCTCCGGAAGACAACGGAGACCGCAGAAAAGGCAGCCGGAAGTCTGATAACCGGTATTACGATTCCGGCCTCCGGCTGGAAAGATCTGACCTATACCATTGAAAATGCGGCGATCCAGGCCGACAGCATCGTGCATATCGGGTATGCGTTTGATTCGGTCCCGGCGGCCCAGAAGGCCAATATACGGGGGAGGACGGAAGCTGGAAAGCTGATACTGGTGGCAAAAAAAGTCCCTGCAGGGGACCTGGCCGTGGATGAGATCCTGATCCAGAATCTGAAAGGAGGCGTGTAGTATGGCGGTATATACCAATGCAGGAGGAGGCGGCGGAGCGTCATCGGACGAGCTGACTGCCGCCAGAGGAGATGTATTAAAAGGGAAGACAGCGGTTACAAGCGACAGCAGCGATGAGCCGGTGGAGGGAACGCTGGAGCTGACTGGGGATGCGGCGGATTCCCATGTTCTGATCGGGAAAACCTATTACAATAAGGACCCGAAAACGAGGCGGGCCGGAACTATGCCGAACCGTGGGGCTGTGGCCCAGGAGCTGGCAGCAGGCGGGAGCTATACAATCCCGGAAGGGTATCATAACGGCGGTGGAAAGGTAACGGCAAAGAGCCTGGCGTCGCAGACGGGAGGAGCTACGGCAGCAGACGGGGATGTCCTGTCCGGCAGGACCTACTGGAAGGACGGTGCGAAGCGCACCGGGACTATGG